CAGTTTCGCATTGCAACTTTGGAATCTGAAAAAATTAAAGCAATGGACAAGCTGGCTGATCAAGCCAACGAATTGTTTTATTTAAAATGTGGACATAAATAATGTCTCCTACTCAACGATCATTAAAGTACCTTCGGGCGCTTGGATACCATTGCGCAATTGTAGAGCGATGGAACCATCATACAAAAATTAGACAAGATTTGTTTGGATTTGCTGATTTGCTTTGCATCAAAAAAGGCTGTTCTCCCCTTTTAGTGCAAGTAACTAGCAGCGGGTGGTCTTCTCGCATTCGTAAAATCCAAGCAGAACCATTGTCTGAACTTGCGCTGGCTAGTGGCTTTGACATTGAAGTTCACGGCTGGCGCAAACTGAAAACTAACAAAAATAAAATGACAATAAAAGTCATACCAATAACGAAAGACATACTTAATGAGTTTCAAGACGTTCAAAGCAATAGCGGAACAGACAAGTTTGTTGCCGTTTCAAAAGCTGGTTTTGTTCCAGCTATGTAGTTTTAAAAATACCAATACAGGTCAATGCAACCCTAGCCCCGAAAGGATAGCTTACTACACTCAATTATCTGCCCATCAAGTTCGAAAAATCTTAAAAGATTTACTAGAACAAAACGTGATCAGTCGCGCAGCGATTGGTTATCAAATTAATATTGATACGTCTCATTCTGAGCCAAACATCGTCCCTAATAATTGGTGGCCTGAGAATGAAAGTGTTGATGCTCTCTTAGAATCTTACCCTAACCACGACTTTGATATGGAGGAAGCCGTAAGTGACTTTATCTCATTCTGCCATGAACAATCAATCGGACTTGCGCCCGAACGAATTGATAGCGCATTCGTCAAAAACATCAGTCAAATCCTCGACCGCCGAAAAGAGGGCCGAGTTCAAATCAAACCTAAGAGCAAAAAATCAGAAAGTGATTTCATCAGTTCTTTCCTCTCTTGAGGCTGTAAAAATTGATGTATGCTCTTACGCTGAAACATTAGACATTCAGCACAAAACAAACACTTGGCATTTAGGCAAATTTGGCAATGTAAATTGGCACATTCCTAAACGTATTGACCCAGTAAAGCTACAAGCTGCAATCGACGCTGTTACGCCCATTTACACTGATAACATGGGTGTAAGGCAATCCCTTATAGAGTTGTGGCTTGTTACAGGCCATGAGCGTCTAAGCGACAATGAGCGTGAAAAAATGCTCAATCTTTATAACCAAAAATTATCTGAATACGAACCAGCAGCCGTCCGTGTTGTCTTGTCAGAAATGGCTGAAACAAAAACGTGGTGGCCTAGCTGGGCAGAAATACAAGCTGCCCTTGGCCCGTATTCAAACGACAATCTCCGACTTCATCACTCACTTAAACATATCCAACGAAAGGAATTGAAAATTGGATAAACTTGATCGAAAATCATACATCGGATCTTCTGATGCTATTGATATTAAAAATGGCAATTGGCTCAAAGTCTGGGCAGAAAAAACGGGCCGAACCCCGCGCGAAGATTTGTCTGATAATTTCAAAGTTCAGTTAGGTGTCTTCACCGAAGATTTCCATTTAGATTGGACTTTTAAGCGTCTGCAAGCCGAAGCTGGCGATATTTATACAATGTCTAAAGACTACAAAGGCAAGCAACACTGGGCCACCTATGGCATGTGTGGGAGCCATCCTGACGCTATCCTTGAAGAAGGGGCAGGGGATACAACCCCATTAGAAGTAAAGCACTCTGGCGGCTTTCGTTTTCGCGATGCTACTGAAGCCGCACGTTTCTATATGCCACAACTTCAACATCACATGATGTGCTTTGGCTCAGAAAATATTTTGTTTTCAGTTATTCGCGGCAATGACGAGCCAGAACGTATCTGGATCGGACGCAGCCAGCCTTACATTGATGATTATTACGCCAAATGCGAACAATTCTGGGAGCATATGGAAACTGATCAAGCGCCTGGTCCTTTTATTCCTGAAGAGGAAACACCACAACAAACAAAAATCAACGACAATATTCCGTTTAACGGCAAAACACGCAGATCAATCCAGACAGACAACCATGCCACTGTGTTGATTGGTCAATATATTGAAACCAAAACCGCTGTTGTTGTTCACGACAACGCAAAACGTCAGCTTAAAGCTATGATGGCTCCTGACGAAACCGAACTTTATTGCGATGCACTGCAAATGAAGCGCAATAAAGCCGGTTCCATCCTGTTCAAAATTACCAAAAAGGAAGAACGCCCTAATGTCTAAATCAAATTCAAAAATTGTCTATACTGTTGTTGTAGACACTGGCATTGAATTGCCACCCAAACCAAAACCATCTGGTCGCAAAAACGGCAGTAAATATTCATTTCTTAACAATTTGCAGCCAAACCAAAGCTTTTTAGTTCCTGACAAACGCTGCATGTACGCAACTGTTGCTGCTGCCCGTAAAATGGACATTAAACTTGCTGTTCGTGCTTGGAAAACAGACGAACATCCAAATCAATACCGCGTGTTTTATATCGGTCATAAGGTGGCTGCATAATGGCTATGGTCTCAGCACCCCCTCTTAAAAAACCAATGACTGGTAAAAAAGCTGAACAGCCTCGCGTCATTGACCGTGAAATGGCTTTGTATGATCTTATTGCAGCGCAAGCTGCGTGTGATTCTGTCATAAAAAATGCAACTAATCCGCATTTTAAAAGTCGTTATGCTGACTTAAGCGCGTGTATCGACGCTTGCAAAAAATCACTGCACAATCATCATTTTGCTGTGCTTCAAACTAACGGTCACGACCAGTTTGGGCAATATGTAATGACTTCCCTAATTCATGTATCTGGGGAGAAATTTCAGTCTATTGTTTATCTAGTTTTGGATCGTCAAAATATGCAAGGTTTAGGCTCTGCAATTACTTATGCAAGACGCTATGGCTTGCTAGGTTTAGTCGGCCTTGCGCCAGAAGATGATGACGGAAATGCGGCGTCACAGCCTAATATTTCTATGTCATCAAAAAAACCCACTAAAACAGCAACAATTCAAAATGCTTATGGAGAATTTTAATGTCTGATTATGACAACACAAACTCTGGCGTTATGTTTACGCCACACGCTGACCAGCGCATGATTGGTCAGGGCAAACTTAACGTTGAAGGCAGCGAAAATCGCGTTGTCTTTGTTAAAGAAAAGCTTACCCGCGATGGTGAGCCAACTATCGTTATGTATCAAAAATCTGGTGTGCTTTTTGCTAACGACAAAAAAGGCAATGATAGTGCTCCTGATTATTCTGGCCCTATTGAAGCACATCCAAATCATCGTGTTGCTGCTTGGAAAGGCGAAAAAGAAGGTCGTGCGTATTTGTCTTTAAAAGTATCTGAAAAGCAAAATCAAAACGGCGAAACTTTTGCTCCTGCAACACAAGCCCCTGCTCCTGCTGCTGTGCCAGACCCAGATGAAATCCCTTTCTAGGCTTTGTCAGTCATGTGACAGCCCAAAACGCTGCACATTTAATAAAAGTTGTCGTCGCGCATTACGTGCGGCGGCAACGCTCAAACCTTCAAACATTGTAAAGTTTCCACGGAGTGCACATGAAACGACTTACTACAAAAGTCTACGCAAAAATCCTAGATGATTGGCCTGCATTTGCTTGCGGTTTTATTCTTGGCGCAGCTTTTATGGCAAGCCCAGCTATCGCCGTATTTCTTATGATCGGCTTCATCTTTTCACTCGCTTACAAGTATTCGAGGTAAATATGAAACAACCAAAAATCCAGAAAATGTCTTTGCGTCATTACTTTAATGCAAAGCAAAAAGACACACAAAAAAAATTAGAACAAACCCAACGGTTTCTCTCCGTGCCATTGGGTGAAGCAGAGGGCGGTCTTTCAACACCCTCAAATGAGAAGCCAGTTCTTATACCTTTCAGCTGACTGTCTTATTAACAGAGGGGGGGATTGCTCCAACAATTGCCCCCCTCATTACACAGAGGAATATCAATGACTTCAATCTATGAAACTAATTATGCAAAAAATCTGCATAATTTTGAAAAAGCACAAATTGTTTTAAAGCAACGCCCACGTTTGCCAGACAACACTACAATTAAAATGAAAACTGAGCGCAAAAAAGGTGCTAACAAATCTTACGATATAATTTTTAATTACCTTTTGAACGCGACTGAGCCTTTCACAATTACTCAAATTGCTGGCTCATTAAATATGTCAAATTCAAGAGTAAATTGGAATTTAATGCGGCTGCTTGAAGCAGGATTAGTCCGAAAAACTCTCTTACAATTCCAACAAAACAACAGGGCAGAAAGGAAATATGTTTATTATGTCTAACATAATTTTACCCGCTGAAGAATACATCGAATTAACGGTAAACTTGGCCGAAGCGATTTTGTGCGACACTTACCTTGATACTATTTTGATCGAACAAGAAAACGGCGACATTCGATATACTGAGGAAGCGCAAAACCGTTTCGAAGAACATCTAGAAATGGTGGAAGATAAACTATCCAAGCACGGCATTTACAGAAAAGGCGATCAACCCAATCCTGATGATGACGGGCAACCTGACGAAGCCCAAGAATGGCACGATTTTGATCCAGATTGCTAGGAGGCAATTATGAATAACATAACAATTTTAACAAATGCAGAATTACTTGAGCATTATGAAAATGCAGCTGCAACTGATTGCGGTTCCATTGGCCATACTAAAGGAAAAATGAACGAAATTGCTGCAAAACAATATGCTGCTGAATTAATAAACCGAAAAACGTCCGTTCCAAATTATTATGCTGCCGCTGAAAAAGGCAAATTTAACGGAATTGGATCGTTTTAATATGAAACTAACAAAAGAAGAACTGTCCACATTAAAATCTGCTTTGCAAATAGCTAAAGTGCACGTTTCTAATGATCTTGTTTGTGCTAAATATGCAGATGTAAAATCTAGAGAAATAGATTTTTTTGAAGAAATACTAAATCTGCAAAAACGAATAAACAAAACAATTGTTCGCAGACATAAACAATCTTTTAAAAAATCAAAAATAGAACCTAGTGATGATTGGGTAAACTATCTTAATGATGGTCAGCCTGACGAAGCCCAAGAATGGCACGACTTTGATCCAAATTGTTAAGCTGGAATATCTTGTTTTACGCACTTAAATCGTACTTGAACGTGGATGCCACTTTCTTTCCATAAAGTCATTTGCATCCACGGTCCTTTTTCACCACCAGCTAAGTAACATTCAGCATTTGTTTTAAATCTATCATTGTTTTCAAACAACATGCTTTGACCATTAGCAAAAACAGCCCAAAAATATAATACCCAAGGTGTCATCCTGACAACCACTCTTTAACATTAAAGCAAGGGCAG